CGTGCTCGGACTCCCCCGGCCGATGGAGACTGTCACCGAAGGGAAGCGCAAGGGGCGGCGCAAGCCCAAGGTGATCGTTCGTCCTGTCCGGCTGGAGCCTGGCATCGAAGAAGCGGTGCAGGTGCGCGAGGCATGGAACCATAAAGCCTATGGCACGCCCGAGACATGGGATCGTTCGACGCGCACGCATGATGGGTCGCTTGTCCAGCTGCATCGCAACGGCACCATCGATAAGGATCAGCTCGAATGGGCGGCGCAGATCGCGAACGTCTATCGCAGCCTGGAGGCCGACGTCGCGGTGAAGGTCGCCAGCCTAGAGGCGCGCGTCGATCAGTCGAAGCGCCACGGCGGCATGGCGGCCGAGAGCGTCTATCGGGTGCGCATGCATCTGGCCTATGGCTATTGGCGCGACATGCTGCCCCTGCCCCGACAGATGGTTCTCGACATGGTCGTTGGCGATACGATCGGCTATTCCGTCGCTGCTCATCGCTATCGCGTTCATAAGCGCAAGGCCAAGCGCTTCCTGCTGGATGCCCTGAACCGCTGGCCGATGTGCGTGGCCCACGCCTTCTCCATGGTGGATCGGCAGACCGTTGATGCCCTCAATGCGGGTCAGAAGGTCATTCCCGGCTGGCTCGATGGCCCTGCCCGGCGCCGTCCTGTTGCGGCCGACCAGAACACGGTCGACGCATTGACGATCGCGGAAGATCAGGTCGCGCACTGCCACCTCTATGACATCGACCCCGAGTTCCTGGACGAGCGCGGATTGCTGAAGGAGTGGAAGGAGATAGCCGACATCATCCGCGCGCGCTTCGGCGCGGTAGAGGATGAGGCAGCATAGCAGACCGTTCTCTTTTTGGCTTGCAAGTGGCCCCGAAATGTTCCAAAAACGGCCTTGGATAAATCCGCCCGATGCACATGCGTCGGGCGGATTTGTCGTTTCTGTCGGTGTAGCTCAACTCGGTAGAGCGCTGGTCTCCAAAACCAGAGGTTGCAGGTTCGAGCCCTGCCACCCTCGCCATAGCAGCGTAGAGCAGTCCGGTAGCTCGTCAGGCTCATAACCTGAAGGTCGGCGGTTCGAATCCGTCCGCTGCCACCATTCACCATCGGAGGCGCAATATGATAGGGCCTCTCAAGCTGCCACCTGAAGGCAGCCCTCCTCTTCGACCTGGCAGGATGATCCTTGTATCGTTCGGCCTGAGCTTGGTGCTTTGGCTCCTGATTGCAGCCGTCGTGCTCTGGCTCATTCGGTAGTGCCCAGCCGACCACCAGCACTGAAGACCAAGCCGCGCGCGAAGGCGTGGAGCAGCACAAGGAAGAGCAGGCAGGAGCGAGGCTATGGCCGGGTGCATGATCTCATGCGCAGGCAGGTGCTCAGCGAGGAGCCGCTATGCAGGCCCTGTCAGGAAGCAGGGCGCGTGACCGCGTCGGTCATCGCCGACCACATCATCCCGCTGGCCGAAGGCGGCACGGGCGACCGGGACAACTATCAGGGCATCTGCCGCCCCTGCCACGACGCCAAGACGGCTGCCGAGGCCCGCCGCGCACGCGCGCGCAGGCCCTGACAGCCGCCCTGGGGTGGGGGCACCATAAAACTCAGGGGCTGACGGCTCTGGGACCGATGGTGCCAGTCTTTTTTCGCGCGTGCAGATTAAACTTTTGGGTGCGTAATAAATTTTGGAGACGGCCATGAAGCGAGGCCCCAAGGCTGAGCCGCCGTCGTCGAAACTGGCGCGCGGGACGTTCCAGCCGGTGCGCGACGGCGTGAAAACCGAGATCATTGTGGCGGGCGATCCGCCGCTGATGCCAGATTACTTGACGCCCGAAGCCCAGATCGTCTGGCAGGAGGAAATCGGGCGCGTCATGTCCGCCGGCGTTACCGAGGTGGATAGCTCGATGTTCGCCCGATACTGCGCGATGGAGGCGCTGGTGCGCCAGGCGTTCAAGGCAGGCGGCGAACCTCCCCCGGCCGCCGTGCTCACGATGCTTCGCCAGCATGCGGAGCTACTCGGCATTGCTGGTCGGAAGAGCCGCGTCGGCAAGGTGAACGATGGCCCCACGAAGAGCGCAAACCCGTTCGCGCGCAACGGACACGGGGCACGCTAGAGATTATACGGCGATTGCACTGGCCTATGCGAAGGCGGCGGTGGCCGACAAGAAGCAGAAGCGGCATTGCAGGATGGTGCGGCAGGCCGCTCAGCGCCATCTGAACGACCTGAAGCGGTCCAAAACCAAGGATTTTCCCTACGTCTATTCGCCCTGGCATGGGAATGACGTCTGCGATTTCATCGAGAAACTGCCCCATATCGAGGGCAACTGGTGCAAATGTCCCGGTGCGGAGGACGGGTTTCACGACGATCGGTGTGGCCTGATCGACCTTGAACCGGCCCAGATATTCATTCTGTCGACGGTTTTCGGCTGGCGCCGCAAGGGCAGCGGTCTCCGCCGGTTCACGATGGTCTATGAGGAGGTGGCGAGAAAGAACGCCAAGTCGACCAAGACGGCTGGCGTATCGCTATATTGCCTGTGCTGTGAGAATGAGGTTGGGCCGCAGGTGCTGACCGCGGCAACGACGTTCGACCAGGCGAAGAAGGTCTTCCACCCGGCCAAGCGGATGGTGGAGAAGCAGCCAGCGCTTCAGGAGGCGTTCGGCGTCACCCCTTGGGCGAAGTCGATCACCTGCGCGGACAATGGGGGCTATATGCAGCCCCTGCACGCGAAATCGAAGAGCCAGGACGGGCACAACCCGCACCTTGTCACGCTCGACGAGTTCCACGCGCACAAGGATCGCGACCTGTTCAACGTGCTGCGCTCCGCTTTCGGCGCGCGCAAGCAACCGCTTATGTGGGCGATCACGACGGCCGGGTCGGACATCAACGGCCCCTGCTATGAGGAGCGGGCATTCGCGGCGAAGGTGCTGAATGGCACGGTCGTCGCAGAACACTATTTCGCCATTGTCTTCACGCTCGACCGGGCGGCGGACTATGACGACGACCGTAAGGAGGGAGATGATCCCTTCGACGAACGGAACTGGTGCAAGGCGAACCCGCTGCTCGGCGCGGCTGTCCAGTTGGACGAGCTGCGCGCCTATGCGATCGAGGCGAAGAACAATCCGGCGGCCGAAGGGGAGTTCAAAACAAAGCGTCTGAACGTCTGGACCGGCGCCCTGTCCGCCTGGCTCAACGTCACGCAATGGCAGAAGTGCGGCAACTCCGCGCTTTCGCTGGAGGATTTCGAAGGGCTCGACTGCTGGATTGGCTCTGACCTTTCCAACGTGGACGATCTCTCCACCGTAGTGCTGGCGGCGCTAGATGACGAGGACCGTCTGCTCGTCAAATCGTGGTTTTTCGTGCCGGAAGCGCGGCTGAAGTCCGAGGATACGAATGTCAAGCAGATCACCGAGCTATATCGGCGATGGTCGAAGGAAGGTCATCTGGTCGAGACGGATGGCGACTTCATCGACCACCGCCGAATTGAGGAACTGATCCGCGAGTTGAAGGATCGGCTGGCGGCGAAGAAGGCAACCTTCGACCAATGGAATAGCGGCCTCGCGATGGCGAGCCGCCTTAACGAAGACTACGGCGAGCCGGATCAGCCGTTTGCCGTGCAGATGGCGAAGAACGCCCGGAACGTCACGGACCCGGCCAAAGCCATCGAAGCGCGGGTCAAGGCCGGGCCGCATCGCCTGCAACATGACGACAATCCGGTGATGACCTGGATGATCGGCAACGCAGTTGTCGACCGACGCATCGATGGCAGCCTCCTTCCGAAGAAGGAGACGCGGAACAGTCCGAACAAGATTGACGGGGTGGACGGCATGATCAACGCGACGGCCCCGATGCTGATGCCCCCGGAAGAGGACAACGGCATGGATGATTTCCTCGCCGCAGCGAAGGCACGCGCCGCATGACGCTCGGTCGGAAGATGTGGCGCGGCGTCCGCACCGCGCTGTCGCTGCTGAGCCCAAGCGCGTGGAAGGCGGCCTTCGCCGGCACGTCATCCACCGGCAAGACGGTCAATGCATCGAACGCCTTGACCCTGTCCACCGTGTGGGCATGCGTGCGGCTGGTTTCTGGCACGATCTCGTCGCTGCCGTTCATGGTCTATCAGGATGGGCCAAGCGACAGCCGCAGGATCTTCAAAACCCATCCGCTCTATGGAATTCTGCACGACAGCCCGAACGCTGATCAGTCGGCGCTCGATTTTTGGCAGTTTATATGCGTCAGTCTGGAGCTTTGGGGCAATGCTTTCGCCCGCATCACGCGCGGACGTGGTGGCAAGATCGTCGCGCTCACGCCTGTCCGGCCTGAGATTGTGCAGGTGCGCCGCACAGCCGACGGGTCGATCCGCTATCGCTATGTCGATGGCGGGCAGACTGTCGACGTCGGCCAGGACGAGATGTTCCATATTCGCGGTTTCGGTGGGTCGCCCTTGGGCGGATTGTCGACGCTGGCATTCGGCCGCCATTCCTTCGGCCTTGCGATGGCCACCGACGAGGCTGCCGCGCAGGTTTACAAGAACGGCCTTCGTCCGTCCGGCGTGCTCACCACGCAGGACAATAAGACGCTGAAGGCAGACCAGCGCGAAGATATCTACAAATATGTCGTCGAGCCCTTCGCGGGCGACAACAATGGGAAGCCTCTCATCCTGGAAGCCGGCCTTAGCTGGCAGGCGATCGAGATGAAGGCGAACGACGCCCAGATGATCGAGAGCCGTCAGTTCTCCGTTGAGGATGGCTGCCGTTGGTTCGGCGTACCGCCCCACATGATCGGTCACACGGCGGGCAACACACACCTGGGCAGCAGCATCGAGCAGCAGACGCTCGGATGGCTGATGTTCGGGCTCCGGGAGCGGCTGAAGCGGATCGAGCAGGCGATCATGAAGCAGTTGCTCACCCCTCCCGAGCGCCTGACTGTCACCGTGGAAATCAATTTCGAGGGCCTGCTGCGCGCCGACAGTGCCGGCCGGGCCTCCTTCTATGCGGCGATGGTCCAAAACGGCATCATGACCCGCAACGAGGTCCGTCGGTTGGAGAACCTGCCGCCCATCGATGGCGGTGACGATCTGACGATCCAGTCCAACATGATCCCGGCCGGGCGGCTGGGCGAACTCACGAGCACCGGGAGCGAGGCAGCGAAGCGGTCGATCATCGACTGGCTGGGCCTGCGCCACATGCTCGAACCGGAGAAAGTCGAATGCTGATGCACTTCAAGCATGGGCAACTGAAGGTCCGCGACTTCAGCCTGTCGATCAAAGCCGAAGCGGTGAAGGATGACGGCACCTTCGAGGGCTACGGCTCCGTTTTCGGTGTCACCGACAGCTACGGCGAAATTGTCGCGCCCGGTGCGTTCAAGCAGAGCCTGATCGACATCGCGGCGAAGGGGCGGCCCGTCCCTGTCCTTTGGCAGCATCAGTCCTCCGCCCCGCTCGGCGTTTATGAGGGACTGTCCGAGGATGAGCACGGACTGAAGGTGTCCGGCCGCCTGCTGATCGACGATGTGCCGAAAGCGAAGGAAGCGCACGCGCTGCTGAAGGCAGGCGCGGTCTCGGGCCTGTCCATCGGATATTGGGTCCGCAAGTCGAGCTATGACGAGAAGACCGGCATCCGCACGCTTAACGAGCTTGACCTGGTCGAGGTCAGCCTGGTGACGTTCCCGGCGAACGATGATGCCCGCGTCGAAGCGGTCAAGTTCAAGCTGGAACGCGGGCAGCTTCCCACGAAATCCGAATTTGAGAAGGCACTGCGTGAGGCTTTCCCCTTCTCGAAGTCTCAGGCCGCGGCAATCGCCAGCCACGGTCTGGATCACCTGCTCCGGAGTGAGTCCGCGGGCGCCGGCGAAATCAAATCCATTTCCGACGCCATTGCAGGCTTCGACCTGCCCAAACTCTGAGGAGTAGAAAATGAAGCATCCTAACATTCTGGCCGCCTCTTCGATGGCGGCTCTGGCCATGGGCGCGATGGTCTCGCCCGAGTTCCAGCCGCGCGAATTCGGCCGCAAGGACGGCGGCGGCGACGAACCGGACATCAAGCAGCTCTCGCGCGACCTGAAGGCCGCGACGGACAAGGTGAAGGAATTCGCCGAAGACGCGAAGGGCCGCATGGAAAAGGGCGAGAAGCTGAGCGCCGACGCCAAGGAAAAGGCGGACGAGGCCCTCGTGAAGTTCAACGAGCTATCGGCCACCATGACCGAAATCGAGCAGAAACTGGCGCGTTCGGGCAATCCCGAAGGCAACGGCGGGCGCAAGTCGGTCGGCTCGATGGTCGTGGCGGACGAAGGCATCAAATCCTTCATGGACCGTGCCCCCTCGAAGGGCTCCGTCGCTTTCGCTTGCAAGGCGATCATCACTTCGCTGACCACCGATGCCGACGGTTCGGCCGGCGACCTGATCATCCCCGATCGTCAGTCGGGCATTGTTGCTCCTCCGGAGCGTCGCCTGACCGTCCGCGATCTGATCACGCCGGGCCGCACCAGCTCGAACGCGATCCAGTTCGTGCAGGAGACCGGCTTCACCAACAATGCGGCAACCGCGGCGGAAACCACGCAGAAGGCTCAGTCTGAACTGAAGTTCGACCTGAAGACCCTGCCGGTGGCGACCATCGCGCACTGGGTCCAGGCGTCGAAGCAGATCCTCGCCGACGCCCCGATGCTGGAAAGCTACATCGACGGGCGCCTGCGCTACGGCCTGGCCTATGCCGAGGAGCTTCAGCTTCTGAAGGGCGATGGTACCGGCTCGAACCTGCTCGGCATCATCCCGCAGGCTACCGAATATGCGGCGCCGGGCGGTCTCGTGGCCGACAATATGATCGACCAGCTGCGCTATGCCATGCTTCAGGCGGTGCTGGCCGAATATCCGGCAACCGGTCACGTCCTGAACCCGATCGACTGGGCTCGCATCGAAACCATGAAGGACGGCGAAGGCCGCTACATCATCGGCAACCCCACGAACGGCGCGACGCCGACCCTGTGGCGCCTGCCGGTGGTGGAAACCCCGGCTATGACGGTCGACAAGTTCCTGACCGGCGCGTTCAAGCTCGCCGCCCAGGTCTTCGACCGCGAAGACGCCAACGTCGAACTGTCCACCGAGGATCGCGACAATTTCATCAAGAACCTCGTCACGATCCGCGCCGAAGAACGGCTGGGCCTCGCGGTCTACCGCCCGGAAGCTCTGATCTACGGCGACTTCGGCAACGTCGCATAATCCCCTGCACGCTTGGAGGGCCGTTCCGGCGGCCCTCCTTTTCAGACCGCCGTCCGCGACGGTCCGGAAAGGAGACGCTCCCATGAAAATCAAGGTTCTTCGTGATTACAGCGGCGCGGAGGGCGCCGACGTCGACAAGAATGTCGCCGCGGGCTCGACGCACATCGTGACCCGCGCCCGCGCTGCCGAACTGAAGGCGGTCGGGCTGGTCGAGATCGTCGGTGGGGATGAGCATCCCGCCGATGGCAAGCAGGAGGAAGAGGAAGTGGACGAGAAGCAGATCCAGCCGATCGCCAACAAGCAGGCTGCTGCCCCGACGAACAAGGCGGAGCCCAAGGCGAACGACAAGGGCAAGGATGCGGGCAAGTGATCCGCCGTCCTAACCCTCACAAGCTGATCTCCGATCCGGGCGATATCGTCGATATCGGAGGTCAGGTGGCTGGTGCTTCCATCACGGTCAGCGCTGAAAATGCCAACGTACGCACTATTGCGATCCAGTTGAAGGACGCGCAGGGGAAGGACATCGCTCACCGCGCGGCAGTTCAGATTGCCGTGCTGGCCGATGCGAGCGGCAATGCTTTCGCAGCCACCGGCGGTTCCACCGGCATCGAGATTGGCACAGACGGCGCGATGCTGCCTGTCGTTGCCAAAAAGCTGTTTCTCGCGATCAGCGAAGCCGATGGCGATATCGACCTGACCTGGACGGACACCGGAACGGAAGCGGCTTATTTGGCCGTGATCCTGCCCAACGGCCGGATGGTCGTTAGCGCGGCGCTGACGAACACCTGATGCGCGTCGTCGTCGTCACTCCTCCCGAGCCGGTTGTGACTTGGGAGGAGGCGGACGCGCACCTGCGTCTTGCGGGTGATGAAGAAGAGAAGGTCTTGGTGGAAAGCCTGATCGCAGCGGCGACCGGGCATATCGACGGGACGGACGGCTGGCTGGGGCGTGCGATCGGCGAGCAGGAGCTGGAAGCATATCTTCCCGCCCCTGAGTTCGACCGCATCCTCCATCTACCCTTCCCTCCCGTCATCGAAGTGTCGAGCATCGAGGCTCGCACTGATGATGGCTGGGATCTGATCGACGCTGCCGTCTATGAGACCCGGGGTGCAGAGGTGTGGCGGAAGCCTGCCGCCAGCTGGCCGACGTGGCTCGACGATCAGGAGGCGGTGCGCGTCACCTATCGAGCGGGCTTTGAGACGGTGCCCGCACCAATCAAGGCCGCCATTCTGCTGATGGTCGGCGATATGTTCCGCAGCCGCGCCAGCTTCGCGACGATGACCACCACGCAGGTGCCCATGTCGGTCACGGTCGAGCGACTTCTGGCACCCTTCCGGGTGTGGTACTGATGTCCCTCGATGCCGGCGCGCGCGACAGGCGCATCTCCGTTGAGCGCAGCACGGAAACGCGCAATGCGCTGAACGAGCCGGTCAAGACGTGGGCCCCCTATGTCCGTCCTTGGGCATCTGTTTATTACGGCACAGGGACCGAGCAGAGGCAGGCTGCCCAGACCCAAGCCGCCCAGGCCGCCACCTTCGAAATCCTGTCGAGCACGAAGAACCGCGGCATTGAGGTGACGGACAGGATCATCTTCGACGGCGGCATCTGGGAAATTCGCTCCATTCCCCGCATTGGTTTGAACGAGGGGATCAAGATCACCGCCGTTCGGATGGTGCCCTGATGGCTCGCCGCTCCGTTTCCCGGCTGGAGGGATTTCGCGAGGCATCGCGCCAGCTCAATGAGATGAGCAAGGCCGTGGCCCGGAACGTCGGCAAGCGCGCGCTCACGGATACGGCTGAAATCCTCGCTCGTGGAGTGAGGGCCAACGTCGCGCCGCATAATCTGACCGGCGATACCTATGAGAGCGTCGACGTCGAGCCTGCAAAGCAGAAGGGTGGCGTCGCGGTGCAGGTCGTCCTCGCAGATATTGCAGGCGTCCAGTTGGAGTTCGGGAACAGCGATCAGACCGCCACCCCGGTGTTTCGCCCGGCTGTCGATTCGAACCGCCGGAAAATGGACGACACCTTCGCCGTACTTTTGCCGCTAGAGATCGACGCTGCCGTGATCCGCAAGGCGAAGCGAGCCGCGCGGAAGGCTCCGAAAGGGTAGATCATGGATTTCTACGGCGGGATTACTACCCGGCTGCTGACGAACCCGGCCGTCAGCGGCATCGCGGACCATCGCGTCAATTGGGGACTGCGCCCGCAAGGGGAGCCTCTCCCAGCCGTGACATTGCAGGTCGTATCCGATCCTCGGCCTGCCCACCTGAAGGGTTTCGACGAAGCCCGCGCGACAAGGCTGCAGTGCGATTGTTGGGCGGAAACGCTGACGGAGGCACTGTCTCTAGCGCGGGCCGTCATCGCGGCCCTCAAAGACCCGGCCACCGTGTCGGGCAAGAAATTCGGCAACGCTCTGGTCGATGGCCAGCGCGACCTTGGCGAAACCGTTGGATCGGGCAGCGATGCTCGAGCGAGCGGCACCTTCATCCATCGCCAGTCGGTGGATCTCATCATCTGGCACTCAGGAGATTAAGATGGCGGAAACGCAGGAAGCCACCGTCGGCTATATGGGAGAGGTCTGGCTGAACGACGGCACAGCCCTCTATGAACTCAACCAGGTCAAGTCGTTCCAGATCCCCGGCGCGGGCGAGCGCGATCAGGTCGAAACCACTCATTTGAAATCGCCCGGCTGGCGCCGCGAATATGTCAGCACCTTCTATGCCGACAGCGATTTCGAGGTGACACTGAACAGCCGGTCGCTCTCCACCACAGACACGCTGCTCGACGCGGCTCGTTCGGCTGGCGATGTTCGCGCCATGAAGGTCGTTCTGCCCGAAAACGGCGTGCCGGTCGCTCAGATCACCCTCACCGCAAAGTGCATCAACTATGAGCGCGGCGAAGTGACGCCCGATGGCGTGATGGAGGCGACGGCGACCTTCCGCGTCGTGACGATCGAAGCGGTCGAAGCCTATGAGGCACCGGCCCCGTAATGGCGAACATTGGCAAGGGCGAGGCATCCTTCACGGCCTCGGGAAAAACATACCGCCTCGTCATGGATTTGAACGCCTATGCGGAAGCCGAAGAGGCAACCGACATGGACCTCGACACCCTGCTGAAGGCGGTATCGCCCCAGATCGACTCGAACAGCGGACTGGTCGTCAAACAGCCGCGCATCAAGCACTTGGGCGCGCTTCTGTTTGGCGGGCTCCAGGCGCATCACCCTGACATCACCCGCGCGGAAGCTAACCGGTTGCTCGGCGAGGAAGGTGCCGGCGAGGCGTTGGCCAAAGCCATGCAGGCATCCATGCCGAAGCCGGACCTGAGTGCGGAGGGAAAGGAAAGCGCGAAGCCTGGGACTGGGACAAAGCCCAAGAAAGCTGGGCAGAGGAAGGGTTAGATCCTTCCGCCTTCTGGTCCCAGACGTTTCGCTCCTACGAAAATGTGATGCGGGGGCGGTCGCGGGGCAACAAGGAGCGGATCATCCTCCTTGCCCATCAGGTTGAAGCGATGGCGCGGCAGAAGATACTGCGGGACGCCGCCTATTACATCAAGAAGAGCGAAGCCCGTTCAAATCAGGACGGCGCTATGAGCGTGCTGGCGATGATGCGGGCGTTCAAAGCCCGTCAGGACGAAACTGCAGCGGCGCCGCCAGGACGACGCTAATCGAGAGGATGAAGCATGGCGAAAGGTCAGGGCCGAGGCGTAGTTCTCGGTTATCTCCGCTATGTGCTTGGGTTCGACAGCCTGGCCTTCCAGGAGGGGCTTGGCGACGCCGAAAAGCGTCTGAAAGCCGCGCAGAAGTCGATCCAGAAAACGGCGGACGGCTTCACCAGCATCGGCAAGAGCCTGTCGACCTACATCACCGTTCCGGTTGCCGGTGCAGCCGCCGCCATCCTGAAGATGGGCGGCGACTTCGAAAGCAGCATGAACAAGGTCTCCATCTCGACCAACGGGACGGCAGCCGAACTGAAGGCGATGAACGACCTGGCGCTGAAGCTGGGCAAGGACACTGTCTTCGGTGCGACCGATGCCGCCGATGCTATGGACGAGCTGGCAAAGAACGGCCTTTCGGCGAAGCAGATCCTCGAAGGCGCTGCAACGGCAGCGGTCAATCTGGCCTCTGCCGCTGGATCGGAGCTTTCCCCAGCTTCGAAGGCGATCAGCGACGTCATGCAGCAGTTCAAGATCGGCGCCAAAGACCTGCCGATGGCTGTCAATCAGATCACCGGCGCCGTCAACCAGTCGAAGCTCGACTTTTCCGACTATGCGCTCGCCATAGCCCAGGCAGGCGGCGTCGCCGGTGGCGTCGGCGTCGATTTCAAGGACTTCAACGCTGCCATTGCGGCGACTTCCTCGCTGTTCGCCAGTGGCTCCGATGCCGGCACCAGCTTCAAGACGTTCCTGCTCGCACTACCTGGCAACTCCAAGCCAGCGGTGAAGGCCATCCAGGAATATGGGCTCAGCTTCTACGACGCGCAGGGCAACATGCGCTCAATGTCGGAAATCGCTGAGACGCTGCGTACAAATCTGGGTGGGCTTTCCGATGAGGCGAAAACCAGCGTGCTGAAAGACATTTTCGGCACCGATGCCATGCGGACCGCGATCGGCCTTATGGACCAGGGCGCGAAGGGCATCGACGCAATCAAGGGCAAGATTGCCGAGACCGATGCCGCCGCCCAATCGGCGAAACGATTGCAGGGCTTCAACGGCCAGATGGAGCAGTTGAAGGGCGCTGTCGAAACGCTGGCAATCACCATCGCGCAGTCCGGCATTCTGGAATTCGTCACTTCCATGGTGACGCACCTCGGCAATTTCGTTGATGGCCTGGCCGATACAAATCCCGAGTTGCTGAAATGGGCGACCATCATAGGTGGTCTCGCTGCCGTCCTTGGGCCTGTCATCATTGGCATCGGCGCAGTCGTATCCGCCTTTGGCACCCTGCTTCCTGTAATTGCCCCGGTCGCGGCGGCGATCGGCACCGTCGTGTCTATCATCACGGCTGGCATCATTCCCGCGCTGGGCAGCCTCATTGTCGCGCTGGCACCGGTGCTCATCCCGCTTGCCGCTGTCGCGGCCGGGGTGGCGGCCGTCTATTACGCCTGGAAGAACTGGGACACTATCGGCCCCATTCTGGCCCGCCTCTATAATGGCGTGAAGTCGTGGATCATGGACAAGCTCGGGCGCGTCTGGGACTGGCTGAAGGGTAAGCTGGAAGCGGTCGGCCAGTGGTTCTTCAACCTCTACGACGCGGTCGTCGGGCACTCCTACATCCCGGATATGGTCGATGAGATCGGCCAGAATATGGCACGGCTCGAGACGCTGATGGTCGACCCTGCGCAGAAGGCGACCCAGAAGACGGGCGACCATTTCCGAGCGATGGCTTCCAAAATCAGCGGGATTATAGATGAGATTTTCCCGAAGACCGCCCAACTGCGCGACGAGATGGAGAAGCTGATTGCTCTCCAGAATGACAAGACCCTCTCGCCCGGCGTTCGGCAGGCCGCCCTCGATGCCCAGATCAACCGCGTTTTGCATGCGCAGGATGCGGCGCGGGAAGAAACTTCGCCCACGCTCGGCAATATCAGCGCGGTTCCCGGCGCACTGGATGATGCATGGGCGACGGTGTCGGAGACGGCGAAGCAGGCGGCAACTCGCCTCCAGGCTAGCACGGCTGCCACTGGGCAGGCGTTCGTAGATATGGCGAATAAATCGCTCAACGCTCTGTCGAACCTTGCTCAGGCCATAAAGGGCGGCGGCGTACTGGACATTCTCTCGTCCGCCTTCAATGCCTTTGGTGCACTGGCGGGTACTGGCCTGTTTGGGGGAAGCCTGAAAACCAGCTTCACCAATTTCACTCCGATCTCGGGGTTCCGCGCGAATGGGGGGCCGGTGTCGGCTGGCAAGTCATACGTTGTGGGCGAACACGGTCCGGAAGTCTTCACAGCATCCCGCTCGGGCTACGTCCATGCCAACGGATCCGATGGCAACGGTGGCCGAGCCGCCAATGTCAGCATCGTTCCCTCGCCATATTTCGATGTCGTCGTAGATAAGCGCGCCGCCGGGGTGGCACAGCCGATGGCGATGCAAGCTGCAACCGCAGGGTCAACCGGTGCACAAGTCGCCATGGCACGTCAGCGCAGCAGGATCATTCCATGATTGATCTGCCAGACTATCCATCGCCGAACGGCGCGACACCACGTGTACTTGATTTCGGTGGCTTTCTTGAGCCTGCCAGTGGCGCGCAGGTGCAGCGCATCAACCGGATGGGGAGCCGCTATGCGGTCGCCTTCACGATGCCGCCTTTGTCAAACCAGAAGCACGGCCGGATCTGGGTCAATCGCTTGGTGCGAGGCCAGCAGCAGGGCGCGCGGATCGAGTATCCCCTGCTCGACTTCTATCCCGGAACGCCGGGCAATTTCGTTGTCGACGGAGCTGGGCAGGCAGGCAAATCGCTGCACATCAGGGGCGGCACCCCGCATTACGCCTTCTATGAAGGTCAGCCTTTCAGCCTCGAAATCGACGGACAGCATTACCTGGACTTCATTGCCGCGGGAACGATCGCAGACGCATCGGGCGATGCCACGATCAGCTTAACCCAGATGCTGCGCGCCGAACCGGCCGCTGGTGACCCGCTGCACATCTCCAAGCCGATGATCGAGGGCTTCATCATGGGTGACCAGATATCCTGGAGCATTTCGGTAGAACGTCTGATCGGTATCTCTTTCGAGATCCACGAGGCGCGCTGATGGCCTTCACTTCTCGCGTCCTTCACCTCGTGGCGTTGATGCAGATCGACCTTCCGACCCGGACTGTTCGTCTGTGTGATGGCGGCTATGTCTACTGGGGCGGAAACAAGTTCGAGGGCGTGGATCAGCAGTTCGGCGCTATCGCGGCGGCAGAATCGTTCGAGGAAAAGACAGGTGATGAGGCTCCGGGCGGCAAGCTGACGTTCTTGCCGCCTTCTTCAACCGCCGCGACGGCACTGACCGATCCATCGCTTCAGGGTTCGCGCATGCGCTTCTGGCTCGGCGAGATGGATGCCGAAACAGGAACAATCACCGGCACGCCCGAACTGTCAGCAGACCTTGCGATCGACACGGTAACGCTGAAGGTGGGCAAAGGCACTCGGGCGGTCGACATCGAGTTCGAGAGCGCGGCCAGGCGCCTCTTCATGGTCATGAGGGGCAATGCCCTTAACGACCGCTTCCACCAGGCTTGCTATCCGGGAGAGAAAGGCATGGCGAACGCCACTGGCATGCCTCGCTCGACCGCATGGGGCGCGGCGACACCGAACTCATGAACGACATGCTCAGGCGGCAGGCCGCCCTTGAAAGGACGCTGGCGAAGTATCGCAAGCGGACGCTGGACTTTGCCAGCGCGGATTGCGTGCGGATGGCGCGGTTCCACCTGCTCCAGATGGGTCACAAGCCGCCGCCGCTGCCGCGCTATCGCTCGCTCGCCGGCGCCGTCCGCGCGCTCAAGACCGCGGGTGGAATGGAGCGCATCTTTGACAGCCTGCTACCGCGCATTCCGCATTCCCGGATGCTGCCCGGAGACATTGCGCTGTTGGACGGCGACAACGGCATGGACGCAGCCGTGATCTGCGTGGGGCACAAGGTCATCGGCTGGCATGAGGGCAGCGATCAGATGGTCAACATGATCCCGCTCGAAATCAAAGCTGCCTGGAGGGCTTGATGGCGAAGGCTCTGGGGAAGGTTGCCATGCTGGCCGGCGCGGTAGCCTTGGTGGCCACAGGCGTCGGTGCATTCGCCTCGGCCGCCACCCTTGCGAGTTGGGGGACGACTGCCGCCGCGGTGACCCAGGTGGCGCAGATTGCCACCGTCGTTGCCGCCGCGGCGTCCGTCGGCTCGCAGCTGTTGATGAAAAAGCCCGGGATGCAAGGCTCAGTCAACAGCGTCACGATCAGCGCCAACGCCGCCGTGCCCTATGGCGTCGGCCGTTCATTCTATGCCGGAAGCCAGGTCCATGACGTCGGCTGGGGGAACAAGGTCAGCAAGACGAAGAACCCGATCCTGTCGAAGGTCTTTGTCTGGAGCGGCGGCGGCCCGATCGAGGGAATCGAAGCCTTCCTGATGGATTGGCAGCCGGTCGCCTTCTACGGCACCTCCGCATCGGGATACTATGGCGGCTGGCTATGGAGCGATAACCAGCTCGGCTTGCGGCCGGAGCCAGACGCGCTTGCGCCGCCGATCGGATTGTGGGGCGTATCCATGCCCGACTGGGGCAGCGCCTATAAGGTGTCCGGCTGTGCGGCGAGCCTGATCAGCTTCAAGTTCGACCGTGACAACAAGGTATGGGCGAACGGCATTCCCGCCTTTGGCGTCGTGGGCAAATGGGCGCGGGTCTATGATCCACGGAAAGACAGCACGTATCCCGGAGGCGATGGCGATCACCGCTTTGCGGACGAAGACACATTCGAGTTCGACCGCAACGTCGCGCTGAACGCCATCACCTATGCGCGCGGGCGCTATGCCATCGACACGACGACTGGCGAACAGACCATGAAGGTTGTCGGCTGCGGCTTCCCCTACGAGGCTTTCGACTGGCCGCAGTGGGTCGCCTTCGCCAATCTCTGCGAAGCGAACGGCTGGAACAGCGACGGCACCGTCTTCGACGGCCCGGGCATCAGCCTGTGGGACAACCTGAAGCGCATCTGCATCGCGGGCGGCGGGGTCCCGGTGATTTCGGGTGGGCTGCTCTCCGTCCGCTTCCAGTCGCCGAAAGTTGCGCTCGATACCATCACGCCGGATGATTTCGCGGACGGCGAGCGGATCGTGCCGGGTATGCGGACCTATCGCGACCGCATCAACACCATGGTCCCGAAATATCGCTCGGAGGCCAACAAGTGGGAATATGTCCAATCCGAGGCCATCAGCTTCGAGAGCTACATCACCCTCGATGGGGAGCCGAAGGAAGAGGAATATCTCTGCGAGCTGGTGACGGACAAGGATCAGGCGGCCCAGTTGACCGCCTATGAACTGTTCAACCGGCGTGAGCTGTCCGGCATCACGATCCCGTGCAAGCCCCGCCTGTGGGAGGCACGCTTGGGCGAAGCCTATCAGGTGGTCGATCCCGATACGGGCCTCGATCATCTCTGTGTCGTCGCCGCGATCAGCAAGGATGTCTCCACCGGCACGGTCACGCTGACCTTCGAAACAGAGACGACGGAGAAGCACGCCCTGGCGCTCGCCATGACGGGCACCGCGCCGCCGCCGCCGACCCTCGTGCCTCCCGGGCAAGCCGATGGCGATGCATGGGCCGGTGACACGACCTTCGACAGCGGCGTGGTTTCCTTCGACGCCACCACCTTCACATTTGACGAGGCATAGATGGCCAAACAGACGATCGGCATCGGCAGCGCCGCCAATGACGGCACTGGCGATGATCTCCGCACTGCGGGAGAGAAGATCAACGACAACTTCACGGAACTGTATGGCGCCATCTTCACGGCCGTCGCCGGTGGCGCGCTCGCCGGAACGGAGAAGTTCGTCGGCTTCGATGGCGCGACGGCGAAGACCTGGCTGGCCTCACAGATCGCTGCCTACATCACGGCCCAGATCGTTGCCAGCGCGCCTTCGACGCTCGACACGCTGAACGAGCTTGCCGCCGCGCTGGCCGATGATCCCAACTTCGCCACCACCATGACGTCAGCCCTGGCCGGCAAGCAGCCGCTCAGCAGCAAGCTGACCGCTATCGCCGCCGCCACGCCGATCGCGGACGGCGACCATGTCGTTGGGGGCATCACGATCACCACCGCCGACGGCATCATCACCGCCATCGCCTGACCGGAGAAACCATGACTATCACGCGCGACTTGCTCGCGGCGCGGAACAGGCTGTTCGCGCCGACGATGGAGCTTGAATATAAGGGCGACCCGCTGCCGCTGACCGGCGCGTCGATTTCCATGCAGGTGCGGCTCTATCCCGGCGCGGATGGCGCGGCGTTGGCAGAGCATGCCGCCATTCCCTTCGAGGATGTGGTGCATGAGACGGACGCTGGCGTGCGCGTGCTCCGCCTCAATCCCGAAATCGCCCAGGTGACACTCGCGGGCTTCCCGACCGGGCTCAATCAGCCCGAGGTCGGGGAGGCTGATGCCTACGCCTATGAAATCAAGCTGACCTATGCCGATGGCGCGGCGGACGCGCTCTGGATCGGCAATTTCATCCTCGAACCCGGAGTGAACGAAGCATGAACTTGCAGATACCCCTTCGCGACCGGGAGCGCGGGCTGCGTGGTCCGGGGCTTTCCAATGAAGACAGGGACTTTTTGGACAGCGTTCAGGAATCCGTCGATGCAGCCTTCGACATCGTTCCCACGGTGAACCTCTACGATCCTTCGGCGCGGCGCGAGGGGTGGATCGTCAACGGTACGACCGGGCAGATCATCACCAATGCTGGCGGCGCCTGCACCGATTACATCCCCGTCACTGAAGGCACGCCCTATCGGATCAGCTGGGGGACTGGAGCCAAGCTCGGCGGTGCGGCATTCTACGCAACTGACGCAACGAATGTAGCGATCCCCGGCAGCGCATCATCCTCCACAGCTAATGGAGTGGTGCTCACGGCCCCTGCCGACGGCTTCATGGTTGTAAACCTCCAGTCGAGCGTTCTGGCCGAACCGCCGAACGTGATGATCGCAGAAGGCGCCGATGCGCGGCCCTATGAGCCGTTCCATGAGCCTTATAGGGCCATCACCGAGCAGGCCGGCAGTCCGATCCTTGAGGCCGCGAATGAAGGCGTGGATGCGACGATCAACACGACCTGGACAAACATGTTCGCCACTGGCGATTTCGTCGGCGGTCAGCCCATGTTCCGCTCTGGATCGCCTGCCGTTGACTTCACGCAACCCGTCCTGCTGCAGCGCGGCCTCGCGCGCGGCATCCAGTGGCGGGCAGGTTCCGACTTCGCACGCTACGCATCCGGCGAAAGTGTCCTCAACAAATATTATTTCGCGGCGTTCATCGCCAATTCCGTCGATCTGGCGAACCTTGTTCCGGAGCCGATGGTACAGGTCTACAAGGAGGACGCTGGCGGCGCTCTGACGCTGCCCGCCACGTCCGGCGAGGGCTATGTCGAACTCGATAGCGAGACGCGGATCGTCTGGGAGACAGGGCGTATCGACACCGACGTGCCGAACATCATGGTCGGATCGTCGCGGACGCCTGCGGTCGCTGGCACGCTCTATGCCGGCGAGTGGACGCTGTTCCTGGCTGATGCGCCGATTGACCGGCATGAGGCGCTCCGACAGATCAGCCTTGCGGCGAAGGCCCGTCTCGAGGCGCGGCGTTGGGCACAGTCCGTGGCGAACAGCCCGGACAATCCTCGGGCGAGGCTGGTGCTGTCGGGCCTCGGCGGCGCGGCCTATGTCGAGAGCGACCGGTCAGGTCGCATGATCCGCAACAGTTTCGCGCCGTTCCAGCCTGTGTCCCTGACCGTATCGCGCAAACTCAACCTGACTGGCAATTCGCTCGACGGGAGCGAGTTTCGGACAATGGGCGACGACATCGCGCCAGATCATGCGCTGGGGACGACGATCGATGCCAACCACGGCTTTACGCTTGGGCGATGCGCCGCCGCTGCGCATGGCAAGACCGCTGCCGATGAAGGTTCGGTCTGGGCGAATGGCGGCAATGAGTATGTCCTGGTCAAGGTGGAGAACGCCAATTCACTGTTGATCGCTCGCCGCATGGCCAATTCCATCCCGCCGGTCGGCGCATTTACGCACGTGTCGGGCGCAACCGCGACCGGCAACATCACCACCACCACATCCGTTACGCAGCAATGGTATCCGCCGCAGAAAAATTACAGCCTCCGCTGCTTTGTCGACGGTGGCGAGGTGTCCGATACCGAAGGGGTGTTCAGCTACACCGATAACGTCCTGTTCATCGAATCCTGCGACATCATGCAGCGGCAGTCGATCATTGACTGGTGGATCGCGAACGGCGGGGCAAGTGGCGGATTGCAGCCCGATGGAACGGCGGCTTACCGTTCAATCATCGCCTACCGTTTTGACATGGACGGGCAACTGGCATTTCATCGTCAGTGGATCGTGCTGGCGAACGGGA